CATACTGTAGATATTTGGTTTAGAAAAAATGGTACTAATATTACAGCATCAAATAGTATGTTTACTGTACCAGCAAGAAAAAGTGCTGGAGTTTATGGTCATATTATTGGAGCTATAAATTATTTTGTAGAACTTGTAGCTAATGATTATGTAGAAATTGTATGGCGAACAGAAAATACAGGAGTTTCATTAGAACAGTTGCCAACCCAAACTAGCCCAACAAGACCAGCAACACCATCAGTTATAGCAACTATGCAGTATGTAGCTCCTAATGCAATGGATAATGTGTATATCAGCGCACAAACTAATGGAAGTGCAACAGTTACTCATTTTGCCAACAGTACGGCAAGCAAAACTTATAAATATATAGTAGTAGGATAAAAGGAAAATATTATGCGATTTAATGATAGATCAATGGCTTTGTTAGGTATTCCAGATTTGCCATTAGGCGCTTTTGAGCATATTGGAGATCGCAGAATTAAGCCGCAAGGTGGTGTTGGAAACTTTAACACGAATCTTAGTGGTCTTGTTATTCCTTCTGGAATTCCCGCTAATTCACCAAGTACAGGGATGGGCAATACTGGAGCATCTACAGGGGGTTTTTCAAATGCGCCTCGTTTTTTATCAAGCGAACCTATTACCCCTGGAGAGCCAGCAGCAGGAGCATCTTCTGTTGATGCTTCTATTCGCCCATTCTTAACAGAAGGCTTAAAGCAAGCTCAAGAGATTTTTTTGCGTCAACAGCCAAGTATGTATCAAGGGCAAACTTATGTAAGCCCATCTGAGCAAACACTACAATCTATTCAAGCCCAAGAAAATATTGCTAGAGCTAATAGTCCTACTTTAGATTTAGCTCAAGGGGCTTTTTTGCGTGGTCTGACAGAGCAGTCTGCTGCATCGCCTTTGTACCAAAATATTTATAACGCTGCCAGCAATCAACCTGGAACTTCTACTTATGAAAAGGCTGCAAGCGGTGGACTTAAAAACGCTGCTATGCAACAATTACAGGCATCTGCTGGAGGTCAATACTTAAACAGTAACCCTTATCAGCAACAAATGATTAAAGCTGCTACAAGGCCATTAGAGCAGTCATTTAGCCAATCAGTATTGCCTGGCATCTCTAGCCTTTACTCTAAATCAGGTCGTTTAGGCTCTGGATCTATGGAAAGAGCATTGGGTACTGCTACAGAGCAATATGGTCGTGCTTTAGGTGATGTAACTTCTAATCTGGCTGGATCACAATATCAAGCAGAGCGTGGATTGCAACAACAAGCAATGGGGCAATTGGCTGGTGTATCAAGCCAAGACATTCAGACTCAATTGCTTGGCGCACAAGGTTTACAACAAGCTCAACAAGCAACACTTGGAGCGCAGTTACAAGCTGCTGGTGGTGTTGGTACAAGCCAGTATCAAGAGTTACAAAGACAGTTATCGGCTTCTGCTGCTGCCCCTCAGATTTATGCTCAACAGTATTTGCCAGCACAACAGCTTGCACAAGTTGGCGCACAAAGAGAGGCTATTGCTTCTCAACCATTACAAGAAGCAATGGCTCGTTATTCTTACGAACAGCGCTTACCATACGAACAATTGTCTGGTTATTTGTCATCCGTTTATGGTTCGCCTTTGGGTTCTTTTGGTACTCCAGCAACTCCACCAACTTATACAAATCCAACTGTAGGTGCTTTAGGGGGAGCTTTAGGTGGTGGCCTAGGTGGTTATGCTTTAGGTAGCATGATTCCTGGAAATTATGGTCTTGCTGGTGGTGCTATAGGCGCTATTGGTGGCGGTTTGTTAGGCGGTAACTTCTTCTAATGAATGTCTTTGTTTTAGATCCAGCATTTATACACCCTAACTGGGATGAAATATCTGCGTATTTAAAACCAGCATTAGATTTAAGTGGCGTAGATTCATTCAATATAGATCAGTTAAAAGTCTACATTGTTAATGGCAATTGGACTTTATTTGTAGTGGTAGAAAATGAGAAATTGTGCGGTGCTGTAGTAGTAGCTTTTTCAAACTATCCAAATGATCGAATTGCTTTTGTAACTGCAATTGGTGGCAAATTTATAAGCAGTAAAGAAACATCTGATAAATTTAAGGCGTTGTTAAAAACAATGGGCGCTACGAAAATTCAAGGATGTGCTAGAGAATCAGTAGCTAGACTTTGGAAGCGTATTGGCTTTACCAACAAACAAATATTAGTGGAGTGTAAATTATGAGTAGTAATCCTTTTTCTGCAATCACAGATCCTATCTCTAGCGCACTAGGTACAGATGGCGGTGGCGGTGGCCTTATTGGAGGCATTGAAGATATTGGCAAGGGCATAGGCAGATTTGGGGAGTCTATTGATAAAGGTATTACTCGACCAATTGGCAAAGGTTTAGCTGACTTAGATAAGTTTGTAGGCCGTGAGATCCCCGGTGGATGGACTACAGTAGGTTTGGCAGCAGCAGCAGTAGCAGCCCCATACGCAGCTCCGTACTTGACTAGCACTACAGCAGGAACAACCAGCGCAGCAGGCTTGGCTGGTGGTGGTGCTTTTGTCCCAGCAGCAGGAAGTGGTGCAGTATTTACACTTCCAGCAGTAGAGGCTGGAGTAGCAGCAGCAACATCGGCTGGTATTGCATCTGAAGTTGGTCAAGCAGCGTTCTTTGACGCCCTAGCAACAGGCGCAACTGGATCTGAGGCCATAAGCGCTGGTTTGGCAGCAGAGGCAATTGCCCCAGCAGCCTCATCAGCATTAACTACAGAGCAGATTTTAGGATCTACAGGATTTACCCCAGCACAAGGAAGCGGAGCATCATTTGCCATTGATCCAAATGCTGCCTATACAACTGCATCAACTGGCGCTCCGGTATATGACAAATCATCCCCAGTAGATATTACACCTGGTGGCAATACTGTTCCAGCAGGAACTAGCGCTGAAGATATGGCTGCTTATGACTTAACCCAAAAATCGGCTGGTGAAGAAGCAATTAAAAAGTATGGTGGAATGTCTACAGCGCAAAAATCCATCCTTGGTTTAAATGCTGCTAGAGGATTATTAGCTCAACAGCCTAGACCTCAACAAATGCCACAAATGCAAGTTGGTCGTGCCGTAACAAACCCATCTGGCGCAGTAGATTATTCGGGCTTACTAAATCTTTTAAGCCCTAAAACACCAAAAAGAAGCAACCCATATTCTTTGTTAGGATAAATTATGGCATTAGATCTATCAGCATTACTAGGCGCTGCACCCGATTACTCTGCGGTAATGTCCCCAGAGCAACGACAACAAATGAGTGGACAAGCAAGCCAACAGGCTTTGCTAGGAAGCCTTATAGCTTTATTGGGAGCATCTGGACAGCAACCTAGACCAATAGGAACAGGACAGGCTTTGGCTGGTGCTTTAGGTGCTGGTATGGGCGCTTATCAGAATAGCTTTGATACTACCCTCAAACAGATGCTTACTGCTCAACAATTAAGTGAAAACAAGCAAAAGCAACAAGCTAGACAAAGATATGAGCAAGCTCTTGCTGGTGCTACTACACAAGTTCCACAAGCTATTCCAATGGATACAGGACAAGGATCTCAATTAGAGATGCTTAATCGCCCTGAGTTTGGTGGCGGCATGGCTGAAGCAGAAACTATTGGAGCGTTGCGTGGAAATCTTCCAATGGTAGATAAAGTAGATCCTACTGTAGCTAATCGTGCAGCTTTAGATTATCTGCGCCAAACAGATCCAGCTAAGTTTATTGAACTAACAACTCCTAAAGCTGTAGAAACTCCATCTGATATTAGATCTGCCTTAGCTTTTCAATCTTTGACACCAGAACAGCAAAAAACATATTTGCAATTAAAATCTGCTGGCGCTCCTAGAACTATTGTTGATATGACAGGCGGTCAAAAAGGCTTTGACAATGAAATGAGCCTTAAAAAGTCTTTTGCAGCAGAGCCAGTTTATAAAGCCTATGGAGAAATGCAATCTGCTTATGGTCAAATTACAGACTCATTAAAATCTGAAAGCCCAGCAGGAGATTTGGCTGCTGCTACTAAATTTATGAAGTTGCTTGATCCAGGCTCAGTAGTTCGTGAGTCAGAATTAGCAATGGCAATGGCAGCATCAGGCGCTTTAGATCGGGCTAAAAACTATGCAGAGTTGCGTATTAGCGGTAAAAAACTAACACCAGATCAGCGTAAAGATTTTCAACAGTTATCGGATCAGTTATTTAAAACAGCTACTGGTGTTTACAATACAAAGCGTGGTGAATTTGCACAAATGGGCGATGCTTATGGATTAGATTCTAATCGTGCTTTAGGCGCTCCAGCCAAATTACCAAGCAGAAACATTAAGGTTAATTTCTAAGATGCCATATTCCATTACTACTGAAGATGGGATAACGATTGACAATATCCCAGATAATATTGAGCCTGATTCTCAAGTGTTGCGTAGCCGTGTAGCAGAATTACGAGCTGGCGGTGTAGAAAAACCAACAAAAAAAGAAGAATCACTTATTAATAGAATTACTGATGGTATATCTGAAGGCGTAAAGCAAGCCCCTCGCCAATTGGGATTAACTGCTCGTGCTGGTATTACTGGCGCTGCTGGTTTACCTATTATGGCTGGCGATGCTTTAAATAGTCTAATTAATATGATCTCTGGTGGTGTTAATCAAGTTGCTGGTACTGATATTGGTAAGTTGCAGATGCCTAGCCAAGCAATTAAACAAGTGCTGACACAAGCTGGATTGCCAGAGCCAGCAACCAAGACTGAGCGTGTTGTGCAAGATGTTGCCTCTGCTATGTCTGGAGTAGCTGCCCCAGCAGCAGCCGTATCAAGACTTGATCCTTCTGCTCTTACTAGATTCCTATCTGAAAATATTCCATTACAAGCTAGTGCAGCCGTTGGTGGAGCTGGCGCATCTGGCGCTGGTAGAGAATACTTAGACTTTGGTGCTGGCGGTCAAGCTGGTTTAGCTTTATTGGGTGGAATGATAGCCCCTGGCGCTATGTCTGGAGGCGGTCAAGTTGCTGGCAGAGCGTTAAAAGAAAGTGTTAAACCATTTACTGAGGCTGGCAGAGAAGCTATTGTAGGAAAAGTATTAGAGCAATTATCTAATGCTCCTAAAGGGCTTGCACAACGCCTAGAGGATTATAAGCCTGCTATTGGTGGCTATGCACCTACTACAGCACAAGCAAGCCGAGATGTAGGTTTAATATCTGCTGAAACAGCTATTCGTGGAATGGACACGACAGGCCAGTTTGCTGCACAAGCATCGCAAGCAAACAAAGCTCGTATGACGATCCTAGACCGTATGGCTAAAGATCAAGATGCCGTAACTCAAGCAATTGCAAAACGAGATGAAGTTACTGCTCCAATGCGTGAGGCTGCTTTTTCCGCATCTACTCAAACTCCAGAGCAAATCCAGTCTGCAATTACTTTAGTAGCAACTAAGAAAATCCAAGACATTTTAGGTTCTGATGTAGGTAAGCGATCCACAGTACAAAATGCAATGAAGTTTGCTCAAGATTCTATTAACAGAGCCGACTCTGTAGGGTCTTTGTATGAAGTTCGTAAAGATCTAAGAGCCGCATCTCAAGGTCTTTTAGACAGAGAAGGTTCAGCTTATAGCCTTGCAAAAACTCAATTAGACGATGTTATTCGTTCTGTAGACGATGTAATTGATTCATCAGCGCCTGGTTACAAAGAGTATTTAAGAAAATACTCCCAAGCAAGCAAAGGCATTGAGCGTATGGGTGAGGCGCAGAACTTTAGGTCTAAGGTTTTGTCTACAACTCCTGACCCAATCAATGTTGGCGATTTTATGATCTCACAGCCATCTTTTGCTAGGGCTATTCGTGCTACCTCAAAAGATACCAAACTATCGGAAATGCAAGTTCGGGTATTAGAAAAGGTAGGCCGTGATTTAGACTCAGGTGTTTTAAATCGTTCCGGCAAAGTGCCAGGATCAGATACATTTAAAAACTTGTCTACAGCCAATGTCATTGGCGGCATTATTGGCAAGCAGATGTTTGGTGAAGTGCCGCCACTTGTTAATAAAACGATTGCCCCTTTAAATTGGCTATACAACGGTACAGACGATCAAATTAGGGAATTGTTAGTGCAGTCTATGTTAGACCCTAAATTAGCGTCAAGACTGCTTACAAAGGCTTCTACAACTACAGTTGAGCCACTAAGCAATGAACTTCAAAAGAAAGCTATAAGCATTGGTTATGGTGCTGCATTTGGCTTATCAGAATAACGCAATAAAGTTATAATCAAGGAAAATCATGGCATATACAAAATACTCCCTTACACCAGCCAATAATAATGCTACGCCTCCTGATGGCGCACCAGAGGGAATGTTGCCTTCAGCCGTAAACGATACTATGCGTGATATGATGGCGCAGATTCGTGATTGTGGAGATGGTATTCGTGGTGGCACTTATACTATGACTGCTCCAGTTATTACTGGTGGAATTATTACCGGAATTACAGACCTTGCTGTTGCAGATGGAGGAACAGGAGCGTCTAATGCTGCTGGCGCAAGAACTAATTTTGGCGCAACAACAATAGGCAGCAATATATTTACATTAGCAAATCCAAGTGCTATTACATTTCCTAGATTTAACGCAGACAATTCCGTATCTGCTTTATCGGCTGACAATTTCAGAACTGCAATTGGTGTTGGAACTGGAACTGGCACAGTAACAAGCGTTGGTTTATCTGGTGGCACAACTGGATTAACGGCTACAGACAGCCCAGTAACAACAAATGGCACTATTATATTAGGTGGCACACTTGCAATAGCTAACGGTGGTACAGGATCTACATCAACAACTTACTGTAACTTGGCAAGCAATGTTACAGGCACACTTCCTATAGCAAGGGGTGGTACAGGAAGCACCTCAACAGCTTACTGCAATCTATCAAGCAATGTTACTGGCACTCTCTCGACATCAAGAGGTGGTACTGGAAGCACTTCAACAGCTTACTGTAATTTAACAAGTAATATTACAGGGATTCTTCCTGTGCTTAATGGCGGTACTGGGTCTTCAACCAAAAATTTTGTTGATTTAACAACCAATCAAAGCCTTGGTGGCGAGAAAACTATTACAGCAACTGGGGCTGCCGATAAAACATGGGCTGCATCTTTTTCTTCTAACACAAGTTTTATTTCTCCAACCTCAGTTCAAGTGGGTGCATCGGGTTATGGAATTCTTTACAGCAGTTCGCCTAGATTAGAAATTCTTGCCTCTGGAGTGAGCGCATATTTTCAAGGTACAACTGCATTTCAAGGTAACAACTCATCAACTTGGGCAACAACATCTGACATTAATGTAAAAACAAATATACGCCAAATTAACAACTCATTAAATAAAATTATTTCGCTTAACCCTTCACATTTTGAATATAAAAATGAAATAGGTAAAACACGAAGCGGTTTTATTGCACAAGAGTTTGAAACAATATTCCCTGGTCATGTTGTAGAAACTGAAGCAGATGATAGATATAAAGAGTTTTTACCAGAAGGGCAAACTAAACTTAAAGGTCTTGACTTAAACATGATTCCTTATTTAGTAGGCGCTATTAAAGAGCTTAAAGCTATTGTTGATACACAAGCGGCAAAAATTGCAGCCTTAGAATCTGCTGGAGCATAACATGGCTGATATTGACCCAGTAGAGTATGGCAAGTTGGTTAATTCTGTAGAAAATTTAGAGCGTAAAGTAGATGCTATGGAAGTAGACATTAAAAAGTTAGTGGCTATGGCTGAACGCTCTAAGGGGTCTTTGTGGGCATTAATGGGGGTGGCTTCCGTAGCTGGCGCAGTTATTAGCTATATTTCAGAGGTGATATTTAGAAAATGATACTAGAAACTATCATTGGCGCATTAGTACCAGTTGGCATTGATGGCATTAAAAGTCTTATTGGAATGTTTACAGGCGGTGTTAAGCCTTTAAATGTCGATGACCAAATAAAGCTAGACCAGAATGAAATAGCAAAGCTAGAAGCCATTGCAAAACTTGACAATCCTTATGGGCAACCTAGCCAATGGGTAATAGATTTAAGAGCCTCTAGTCGCTATCTAGGGGCATTATTTGTGATTATTGTAGGCATAGGTACATTGTTTTTGCCAGTAGAGCCTGAGATTCAAAGAATAGGTATTGAAGCCGCTAATATTGCCTTCGGTTTTCTGTTTGGCACTCGCATTATGGCTAACCTTAAAAAATGATGTTTAAAAAATGTTTAGAATTAGTTTTAAAGTCTGAAGGTGGTTATGTTAATCATCCAAGCGATCCAGGCGGTAGAACAAATTTAGGAGTTACCCAAGCAGTATGGGAAGAATGGGTAGGCCATCCAGTATCAGAAAAAGACATGAGGGCGCTTACAGCCGACAAAGTAGCCCCTATGTACGAAATGAAATACTGGCGTACTAGCTATTGTGAAAAACTACCACAAGGCTTAAATCTATTAGTATTTTCTATGGCTGTAAACTCTGGTAGCGGTAGAGCCGTTAAGCTACTACAGAAGTGTTTAGGCCTGCTAGAAGATGGTGTAATTGGCGCTAATACTATGGCTAAAATTCAAGAGTGCAGCCCAGTAGATTTGGTAGATAGATACTCTGCCACAAGGAAAGCGTTTTACGAGGGTTTAAAGACCTTTCCAGTATTCGGCAAGGGATGGCTTAACCGAGTAGAAAAAGAGCGCCTAGAGGCGTTAGAATTGCTTAGAAATAGCTAGAATAGGTCTGTAAGATTAACCCACTTAAACCAACTGACGGGAACATCAAAAAAGAACTCCCCATTTGGGACTTCCCTATTCTTGACCTCTATCAATGGACACTTTTCCGCCAACTCAGCTTTCATCCAATACGCATGACTTAAGTCGTGAGTTAGTGCAAAAAATAGCACAGGGAGATCTTGCCGAAATAATTTTGCTTTACGATACGCTATATGGATGGTGGGATGGGGGCAAAAATTCCAACTCCGTACTTCAACTTCAACAAAGCCAACTGGATTTCCTGATCTGTAAGAGATTAGATCTACTCCATACACATTAGGGTTTTCCCTACACTCTGCTCCCCACTTCATTTGTATCCAATCGGATACGGCCTTCCTTGCTGGGGGATCGTACTTATCGTGTAATGCTTGGTCAAATTGTTTTGCAATCATGGGCTAGTTTGATAGGGAGAGAACTAGCAGAAACCTCGTGAAGGACAACAGCCTATCTCTTGGGGTTAATTAAAAACAAGTTACGATGTTGCCACAGACAGTACAAGTAGTCATCTTGCCATTAACAATAATGGTTTGAGTCTGACAGGCGTATGCTGTTGCGCTTAGTAACATAAATGTTACTGTTGCTAATAGTGCTTTTTTCATATTGTTCTCCTAGAACGGAATATCGTCATCTTGAATGGTGTTTTGTGGGATCTCATCAGATCCAGCAGCCTTAAAGTTACTACGCTGTTCTTTTTCCTTGCCAATTGCAATACTAAAAAACTTGCCCTTCTTGCCCTCTTTAATCCAGCCACTAAGCCAATGCTCCTTGCCATTGACCATGATAGATCCGGTGTAGTCTGGATGCGTTTCCTTCTCTTTACGATCATTCTTAAATAAACTTCCTGATCCGTCTTTAGGCTCGTATGCCATTATTTTCTCTCTTTCAATTTTGTAAACATTTCCTCAACTTCACTCAAGAACTTCTTTACTTCTACTTCCATTGCCTCAATGTACTCCTGATCCCTTTCAAGGCGCACTACAAACAGTTGCAAGTCATCTGGTAGTCTAGGGTCAAACGATACGAAATCGCACCATTTAGCCCCTGTACAAGCCATTTGGCATTGCATCTGAGGGATATACTTTGCTGGCGGTTTATCATCCATTAAATACTCTATATGCGTATTGCTATTAGGGCATTTAATTTCTATAAGGCCACCATCTACTAATCCATCCGGGCTACACCCAAACCATTCTATGCTAGGGTGGTCTATAAAAGCAACTTGTTTTACAAAGCAACCTTTTGCAACCTCATACGCTACCCTAGCTTTTGGCTCTGTAAGCGTACCCCATTCCATTGCAGCATTAGTAAACGACTCGCTTGGCAACCCTGTAAGCCTTTGAACTACCAATTCCGTACGATATTTGGTACGACTCGCAGACTCACCAGACTTTACCTTTGCCAATACATCTGCAACTCGACTAGCAGTAACCTTGCCTAGCCTGATTAGATGCCATTCGGAAGTTCCCTGTTCAATCATTTGTTTGTAATATCCACAAGTTCTTTAGCAAGCTCTATAGTACGAATTGCAATCTTATGCGCTTCTTCTGTGTTTCCCTTTAATTCATCGTTATAAAAACTTTTAAGGGTTTTTACAATCTCTAAATACACTTCTGCGTAATCTCTCATTCTTTATCTTCCGTTGACTCGTAAATAGGCTGGGTTATAAATGGTACATCAGCTAACTCATTCATCTCCCACTTTTTTGCAAACTCTGCTGACATAGCATCTATAGCAGCGTTCCAGCCAAGAGCAAAGTATTCCTGGGGATGGTAGACAGACTGCTTTAAATTATTAAATGCTTCCAGACAATGTTTATTAATCATTTTTGTTTAAACCTTAAATTTATAACCTCTTTGTTATATACAGGCTCTACATCATCTAAGGTTCTGGCGCACATTTCTCGATAATCTGCCCATTTCTTAATGTACTTGGCCTGTTCACTTGCTGGAGTGTAGTTATACAACTTTTTCCATCTAACTGTAATGTCTGTACCAGCCTTGCTATAAATGTAATCATTTTGCATATTTTCTATCTGCCTCTCTTTTTAAACATACTCCACATTTCCATCGACTTGTCTTGCCTACCTTTACCAACTTAAAGTCCACACTTGGTCTTGCAGTCTGACAACTAGGACACCATTTCCTTTCCACCATCCCAACCTTCCTTTAAATATCCAAATTCTGAGGCATCGCATACGGCTCTGGTATCTAAACACACATCGCATTTGTCCACCCATATCCTATATTGATGATCCTTTGGTTTATGGACTCCCCAGGCGATACCACAAGGAGAGCAAACATTATCAGGCTGCTCCTGGGCTAGTTTCATTAAATTGAGCCTTCATATCGTTATAAGCGTTAGTGATTGCTGACAAATTACTACTATTTGACTTGTATTTCT